GACCCGCAAATGAATACCTTCAAGCGGCTGCCTTTGGTGCTGGTGGCGGGGAGGTACTTCACAGCGATCAGGCGGGTGGTCATGGACATTTGGGCGGTTTCCGTTGTTGGTTGGTGTGGGTACAGTATGGGGGGTGGGTGCCCCCCTGTCAACTACCGTTCGTCGGCTCATGCGTCCCTGAGCTTGCGGATGAGGGCGCGAAGCTCGCCATGCTCCGCCCGGAGGGGGGACAGTACGCGGCCCTCTGAGGGTATCTCGGCAGCCATGATTTCACGGGCCACGCTGACGCTAGCAGCGGCTAGGGCGTTCAGGGCCACGAACAGTTCACGTTCGGTCATGAATACGGCGGTCAGTTCGTCTTGAGCTTTCATGGCGGTCCTTAGAGGTAGCGGCGGAGGGCGGGGCGGAGGGCTGCGTACAGGGTGCATCCGGCGATGGTGCTGAGGGCGAGGATTCCGGCGATCATGTGGCGCTCCCTGTTTCTGCTGGTGTGTAGGCAGTATACGGGGGGTGGTGCCCCCCGTCAACTACCGTTCGTCGGCTTAGATGAACTGTTCGCAAAAGGCATCGAAGGAGCCGCCGTCGGTGCTGCTATCGCTGACCAGTTCCGAACCCTTGGGGTCATTGCCCCAGACCAGCAGCATGGAGCCTACGGGCTGGCCTGCCGCGTCCCTGAACCGGAGGGTATCCATTCCGGTGCTGCACAGCGCGTCCAGAATCTCGGTCTTGTTGCTGCTTTTCTTTACGGTCCATTCTTCGCCGTCATTGACGCTCACAACCCATCCCTTAGCGAGGGCGGCTGCGACGATCTTACGGGCCTTGGTAGCTTCACCGGCTTTGGCGTATTCAAGCTGCGTCATGACATTTAACTCCGTTCAGGTTGGTGGCTGGCTGGCCTGTTTGGCTGCCATGTGTCCACTATACAGCATCCGGGAGGGGGCGCAACCCCCCTAGGCGATTATCTTTGTGCGCTGTTTCACAGATTCGTCACTCCAAAGGTGGGCGGGGTCCAGACCCCTTCACTCCTTGTTATAGGGGCTGGACCCCCCTGCTAAGTGCTTGATTTATAAGGGAAAGGGTCTGTGGGGTCTAGGGGGTCTAGTCTCTTTTTAAGTAATATATGAAGGAGGTCACATATTTATGATTTACTGCTTGACATCTTCCATATGGCTCAGGCCAGAAGTGGGGTGTGACCCCTGACCACTAGACCCCATCCCGGACCCTTTGGAACTGGGTCGAATGGGCCTCCGCCCTCCGGTGTCAAGTGGCAAAGCTCAATTTTGTGACCGACTATGCAAAACGCATATCTCGGACCACCCCTAGGGGTAGTGGCTCTAGCCCCCCTAATCGCCGTGGCGGGCTTCCTGTGCGGTTTTAGGAGGGGTGACGCTCTACGTCAGGCCTAAGCACGAACCGTGCCAACCGATTTTGCTTGACACCCGGCCTCGGCTGTGCCTCTACCGTCCCATGCGTCCCTACCACAGCGCGCGGTCGGCTGTCAAGCGCCGCTGTGCGCCTACCACACCGACCCCGGCCTGTCAAGCTACCGTCGCACGGGTCGCGCCTACCACATGGGGGGAGGGCTGTCAAGCGCCCGACGCCTGCGACGATGCGCCTACCACACAACGCCGAGGCTGTCAACGACCTATGCTCCGATCTGTGACGCTCATCACATGCCGCTGTGCTGATCTGTGACACACGTCACAAAACGGCTCAAAATCTCATCGAGGCCGGAGAATGGGGTAAAAACAGACCGGGCCAGAAAGACAGTCCCACCCCCACCCTTGAAAAGAGGAACAAACAGAAAATCCCAACCCCACGAAACCTATATCCACTTTGCCATATGCCTTTTGCCCCCTCCCCGAGCCTGAACGCCTCTCACTACCATCTGAGATTGACCACTTCCTGAACCCCGCGTGATATCCCTTGCACCCCAGACCCCCGCATGGTAGAACAGCACATGGCCCCGGCACTCTTAATCGAAGGAACCCCCTACCCCATCGAAGCCTTTGGAGATTTGGTTATCCCCAAGGACTGTCTGTTCTATACCCAGTTGCCGTATCTCTTAGCGTCGGCTAAGAACGAGGCGGCTTTGCAGGATTTAATGATGATCGTTTCACGCATACGAAGAAGTAGGGGTGATCGCTACTGGGGAATTTTAGAAGGAAAAGAAATGCCAAATCTGGCAGGGATAAACCGCAACATAAAGGGAACAAGATCATGACCCGTATAGACCCCGCTAACGGATTGGAAGTACCCGAAGATCAGCATATCCAGTTTGCCTTTCAGCCAAAGCCGAGTGGATGGAAGTGCGAATTGTTCGGCATGAAAGGGGGCTTGACCATCATACCAACTGAGGGACAGGTTCCTAACCGTTTCTGGCGCTGGATGCAATGGCTCGCGTTCGGCAATAACTGGATTAAACTGCCATGACCCACCAAGACCCCGCAGAAGGATTACAGTTCCGCCGTAGCTATAAGCAAGGAGAAGGAAGTGAACAAACCCGTTCCTCAACCCGACCCCCGACAACTCCCATTCCCCCAACCGTTTCCACCAAAACCGAACTGGCTGAACCACAGCATGTACGAGGCATATTTGCAAGGATACGAGCGCGGGTACGAAGCTGGATATCGTAACGGCACAGAAGTAAATAGCATGGATGCCGAGATAGAACGAATCAGGGCGAACAACGCCAGTCTTTGCCCCTGCTGTGGGGAGCATTGGGATAGGTACGAATGTACTGAGTGCCATTACACCGGAGAAAAGGGCCATGAACCAAATGGAACAACCCCTGACGGTAGTTGACGACTTCGGCATGGAAGGCAATCCATCCGGTATCTCAAAGGCCGTTGCCGTTGCACGGGCCGAAGGGTATGTCAACCTCACCCCGATTCAGAGGCAATTCGCCCTTGAGTTTGTGCTATCTGGCACGACCCTGCGAAAGATTGCACGACTGATGGACGTTCCCGTACCCATCATACACAAGATGTATAACAACCCCGTAGTAAGGGCGTATATCAGCGACTTGCAGAAGGAGGTTGCAGCGCATAAGCTGATTAATGACCAATGGGTTGAGAATCAGATCATGAAAATCATGCCCAAGCTACTGGGTGAGGAACTGGTTGATATCGTCACTTCTAAGGGTAGTCATATCCGTAAGAAGAAGTTCCATGCCCCGGAGCTTACCAGTTTGCTCAAACACTTTGGCGGGGTGCAGGAAAACAAGGGCGCGGGGGGTGGCAATGGGGTCAATATCCAGATCAATCTGGCCGATATGCTCACACCCGAACAATCGCAACGGCTGAACGTCAAGGTGGTAGGGGGATGAAATGGCAACAGCAATCTGGTGTGAGATTGTATGCTCTACATGCGCGAAACCATCGGAGGGGAGATTTACCTATTCTTTTATCCCCCGACTTTTGCTCAAGAAAGCAGCACGGAGAGAGGGCTTCGTATTCGTGGAGAACGAGGCCTATTGTCGGGTATGTGCTAACCTACTGCACAAGGGGAGAAGAAATGCCGAACCCACCGTGGGCTAAGAAGTGGTGGATTTTCGCTTGGTCGAATCCCGAATACAAGGCGGGGTTTCTGGAAGGTCGCACGGTCCTTGATGCCGTAGGGGTCTGGATTAGTGTTGCAGGACGGTTCTACTTCCTGGCCGTTAGGCACTTGCCCGGAGTGCGCGGGTGAGAGATATAGAACGCTTTGAAAGTAAGACCATGCCTATCCCAATTACGGGATGCTGGATATGGATGGGCGGCAGAAACCCAAGGGGCTATGGAATTGCATGTCATAATCACACCAAGAACGGATTAGCACATAGGCGCTCTTGGGAGCTATACAAGGGGCCAATTCCCGAGGGGATGCAAGTAGGCCATAAGTGCAATGTATATGCTTGTGTGAATCCTGAGCATTTATTTCTAGCCCCTCACTTGAAAATTCATCGGCATCATAGCAGGGTTAAAGGGCCGCCACAACGCAAGCTGACGGAGGCACAGGTTTTTGAGATACTTACTACGTCAGGAAGCAATCTTATCTTGGCTATTAAATATAAGGTATCAAAATCCACAATAAGCCATATTAGAACTCGCAGAAATTGGAAGTATCTGACGGAGCTTGCTGATGCGTGACTACCGCCCCAACAAAAACATAAGCCTGCCGAACAACTGGTTCCCTATGGCACACCAGCGGGAGTTTTTCGACTACTTATTTGAGGACGGTGGGTTCCCATACGAGAAACGTGCCTTTTTGAACTGGCATCGTCGCGCGGGTAAGGACGCCTGCGGTATCAATGGGCTGGCAGTTGTATCGCAGATGCGCGTAGGCACCTATTGGCACCTACTTCCGACCCTTAATCAAGGCCGGAAAGTGGTGTGGAACGGTATTGACTACTCAGGCCGTCGCATTATCAACCAAGCCTTCCCAAAGGAAATGGTTGAAATGTCCAATGAGAATGAAATGACCTTGAGGCTGCGAAACGGGTCATTTTATCAGGTAGTAGGAAGCGACAATTACAACTCCCTAGTCGGTAGCAATCCGCTAGGAGTCATTTTCTCAGAATGGGCGCTCTCTGACCCCGCTGCATGGGACTTCGTTCGACCCATTCTCCTTGAGAACGGCGGCTTTGCCTCCTTCATCACGACACCCCGAGGCAAAAATCATGCGTATAAACAGTGGAAGAATGTTCAAGCAACTTCTAAGTGGTTTACAAGCACGAAAACGGTCAATGACACCTTCCGTAATGACGGCAGGCGCATCATTACCCCGGAGAATGTTCAATCCGAACGCGACGAAGGCGTTGCAGACGAGATTATCGAACAAGAATACTATTGCAGTTGGGAGGGTATCAATTACGGCAGTATCTACGGTAAATTACTGGGTAGATTTGAACACCAGCAGATCGAATTTCCCGAGCCATTTATCGAAGATTTACCCGTATTCACGGCATGGGATATCGGCCACCGCGATGCGACCGCTATATGGTTCTATCAGATTGTGGCCGGGGAAGTACGCATAATTGACTTCCTAGAAGGGGTAGGAAGTGACGCTGACGATTGGCTGGATAAGCTGGAGAAACTTCCCTACGCCTTTGGCACCCCGGCATTGCCCCATGATGCCAAAAACAAGACCTTTGCCACCAAGTATTCCGCGCAAGACCGATTCATTGCCCGGAAGCTCACTCCTTATATAGTCCCCAACTTCCGGGTAGCGGCTGGAATCCAAGCCGTCCGTGCAATGATACCCGTGGTGTGGTTTAATATCGGAAATCCGCACGTTGTCAAGGGAATCGAACACCTTGAGTCCTATCATTATGAGTGGGATGAGCAGGACAAGGTTTTTAGCTCCGAACCGGCCCATGACGAACACTCCCACCCGGCAGACGGCTTCCGTATGCTGGCCCTGTCCAAGAATGTAACCGAACAGTGTAATCGTGGCAGGAATACGGTAGCACGTTCCCCAACCCATTTCAACACCCCGCTAGGTCGCGCTTTAAACCTAGAAAACCTGTTCAAAGATCGTGAATCCGCCAACACGTTCAGGAGAGTCTGAAATGGCTACCGAAAATACAGCAAAAACCGAGAAAAATCCGTGGCCGAAGCGGATTCAAACGTGGAACAAGTTTTCCACGAAGTTCCATGACCGAGGAACGCAGATCGAAGCCCGATATCAAGATGATCGGGAAAGTGAAGCGAGTATGTCCCCCTCCATGAACTCATCGGGGGTCAAAAAGGTCAACCTCTTTTACAGTAACACAACGGTCATTAAAGAGAGCTTGTATAACAGCCTCCCGAAGCCGTCTGTGTCTCGCCTGCACAAAGGCGACTTTGAAAATGACCCCGCGCGCGTTGCCGCTTTCATCATGGAACGGGGACTGTCTTACGAAGTCCATTGCGCCAAGTATTTTGACCCTGCCGTGAAGGCTGCGATTCTGGACCGTCTGGTTCCGGGCCTAGGGGTCACATGGATTACCTTTATCCCGCCCGAGGGCCAAACGCCGGAAACAATGACGGTTGATATCGTCTATTGGAAGGATTTTGTTTATGAGCCGCGTAGGGCATGGGAACAGGTCACATGGGCTGGCCGCATCCTGCATATGTCCAATGAGGAAGCGGAAAAGAAGTGGCCCGGCAAGCAATTCGCCATAGGCCAGAGGGAGAACCCCTCCAATGCGACTATCAGCATTTCCTCAGAGATGATTAACGAGGGTAAAACCTCAGTCATTCAGATGTGGGACAAGAGCAAGCGCGAAGTGCTGCATTTGACCATGACTGGCGAAGTGCTGGACAGAATCAAAGACCCATACGAATTGATGGACTTCTGGCCCTGCCCGAAGCCGCTGATTGCATCGCCGCCGACTGCCAAGTTCCTGCCCTTGCCGGATTACTATATCGCGCAAGATCAGTACATGGAAATGGACATTCTGTATGCCCGAATCAACCTCATCATTGAGGCGGTCAAGGTTGCAGGCGTTTTTGACTCGGCTACGCCTGAGCTTGGTCGCATGTTGGGCGGCACGGAAAACAAGCTCATCCCAGTTGACAACTGGGCCATGTTCGCAGAGAAGGGAGGGGTGAAGGGCGTTATTGACTGGTTCCCAGTGGACCAGATCACGATGGTTCTCCAGCAGCTTGTCAGCACATACGAGTTTATGAAAAACCAGTTGTTTGAAGTCACTGGTATGGCTGACATTATCCGTGGTTCCTCCAACCAATACGAAACGGCTGCGGCGCAACAAATAAAGGCACAGTTCGCTTCGGTGCGTATGAACGCATATCAGCGCGACGTTTCATTCTTTGTACGCGATATGCTCCGTATCATGGGTGAACTCATGGTACAAATGTATAGCGACGAAAAGCTGCAAGCCATAGTCGGAACCATACCTGAGCCAGATCAGCAATTTCTGCCACAGGCAATGGCCGTTCTCCGTTCCGATTTCCTGCTGAAATACAACATTGATATCGAAACGGATTCGCTGACCCAAGCTGACTGGGGCTTGCAGCAGTCGCAGCGCATGGAATTTGTGCAGACTTTGAGCCAGTTCATCACGGGCGCTTTGCCGGTTATCGAACAGGCTCCTGCAATGGGTCCGTTGATGCTGGAAATTATCAAGTTCGCGGCAGTCGGATTCAAGGGTTCCAGCGAGCTTGAAGGCATGATTGATGCGGCTATTAAATCCGCAGAACAAGCAGCCAATCAGCCGAAGCCGCCTGACCCGGCACAAGTCAAGGCTGAGGCAGACCAGAAAAAGGTTGAAATGGAAATGGCCGCAGAGCAGCAGCGCGACCAAGCCAAGTTTGCCCTTGAGCAGCAAAAGACCCAAGCTACTATGGCGCTGGAGGCACAAAGGCAGGCCGCAGAGCTTGAGTTTATGGCAGCCAAGAACACGGCAGAATTGAGCTTCCAAGCACAGAAAAATGCTGCTGAATTGCAGTTCCTTCGGGACAAGGCGCAAATTGAGGCCGGTATTGCCGTGCAAAAGGGCCAGCAGCAAATCGAACAGGGCCAGATAAAAGCAAACCAGCAAATCGAAAGCGGCTTAGTCAGGAACGCCTTGCAAGACGAACACGCGGCCCAGACACCGCGAAAGGATGATTAAATGATTTACACATACTCGGCACACTGTTCCTCGGCAGTAGATTGGGAGCGTATTTGCTCCCTTGCCGAATACGAAAGGAACCCCGCCTTTTGCTGCCCTGATTGCGGTACGTCACTGGACCGTACCTACCACACTTTCCGGCTGCATACCAGCAACTTTGATGCGTTCCGTTCCCCGGTTGACGGCAGCGTGATTCGCAACAAGCATGAACTAGCGGAACACAACAAGCGGAATAGCTGTGTTTCGCTGCATGACGGATACGATGAAAAAGGCTTGCAGAGCTTTACGGAAAGGAAGTGGGGAGTTGAACCGGATAAAGAAGAACTCAAACGCGATATGAAAGAGGCCGTAGTCAAGCTAGAACAAGGCTACAAGCCAGTCCTTGCCCCCGAAACAGACGATTTGGAGTGATTTATGAATGACCTGCATGACGATGTAAAAGCCGCGTTTGACACGGTTTCGGCTGACGATACCAACCCCGGTTCACAGGTAGGTTCCCCGCCAGCGGAAACCTTGCCCCCGGTAGAGGCTACGCCGTCGCTGGATGCTCCGCCAAAGGCGCGTAGGGCTGACGGCACGTTTGCCAAGGCTGATGAACTGCCCCCGATTACGGAGCCTGTCAAGCCCCCGGCAGGCGAAAAGCCCCCAGTACCGGGCCAGCAGCCACAGCAGTTGGGCGGTGAACAGCCGGTCAAGTTGGACCCCTCCAAGCCGCCGTCTGCATGGACCCCGGCAAGCAAGGCACAGTGGAACACGATTCCACAGCCGATTCGGGAGGAAATTATCCGGCGTGAGGAAGCCACGGCAGCGGGTATCCAGAAGCTCCAGCAGCAGTACGAGCCTGCTGCAATAGCCCTGCAAGAATTGGCCCCCTATGAGCAGTATGTAAACCACATTGGGGCAGAGCCGGTTTCGTATCTGCATGAGGTTATCCAAGCAGAGCAGACCCTTCGACTGGGGAACCCGGCCCAGAAGCTATCGCTTTTGCTGGCTATGGGCGACCAGTACGGTATCCCTCTCCGTAGCGCGGTTGACAAGGCGCTGGAAGGCAAGCTAAATGAAACGCTGCAAAAAGCCCACCAGATGCACAAGACTCCTGCCCCGCTTCCGCCACAGATTCGGCAGCAGCTTTCAGAGCTAAACGAACTCAAGCAATGGCGTGAGGGTTTGGAGTCCGGGGCTGCCAAAACGGAGCTTGAAGAATTTGCCAAAGACCATCCCCTGCTTCCACAGGTCAGCGAGCGCATGGCACAACTGCTGGATGCCGGTGTCTGCAAGGAGTATCAAGAAGCATACGATATTGCTGTGTGGCAGAACCCCACCCTCCGGGCGCAGGCTGTGGCACAGCAGAACGGCCAGCGTATGCAGGGTGGTTTGCAGGCGCGTCAGCAGGCGGCGGCTGGCGTGGTCGCCCCCGGCAGCGCCCCTCTGGACGGCGGCAGCGACGGCGTAGGCGACACAGACGATGTTCATGAAGCTGTGCGCCGCGCATGGAACGCGAGCGCCGGAAGGGCTTGACGGTGGCTTAGAGCCGTGCTGTAATGGGGCCGGGAGCCGCCGCCGACACCGCGCGGCGCTTCCGAGAGGCTGACCCTCCGTGAAAAATGTGAACTAACCATTTCTCAGGAGTGAAACGTCATGGCCTTTCCCAATGTCTCGGATATCATCACAACCACAATCGAATCCCGTACCCGCAAGATTGCGGATAACGTGACCAAAAACAACGCCCTGCTGATGCGTCTTTCGCAGAAGGGCAAGACCCGTACTTTCAGCGGCGGTCGGCTGATCTACGAAGAACTGTCATTTGCTGAAAATGCCAATGCCGGTTGGTACAGTGGATATGACCTGTTGCCGGTAGCCGCGCAGGACGTTCTCTCCGCTGCACAGTTCGATATCAAACAGGCTGCCTGCCCGGTGGTGGTTTCGGGTCTGGAAATGCTGCAAAATGCTGGCCCGGAACAGATGATTGATTTGATCGCTGCCCGGATTGACGTTGCAGAGTCCACGATGAAGAACCTTGTCGCTGGTGGTATCTACTCCGATGGTACTGGTTCCGGCGGTAAGGAAATTACCGGCCTGAACGCGGCAGTCCCGTTTGACCCGCTGACCGGCACATACGGCGGCATTGACCGCGTTACTTGGACGTTCTGGCGTTCCAAGATTCGCAATGTCGCTTCGGCGGCAACCATCCAAGCGGATATGAACGCCCTCTGGGCGCAGCTTGTTCGTGGCGCTGACCGCCCCGACCTGATTCCGATGGACAACGTGGTTTGGGCTGCTTACCTTGCTTCGTTGCAGGCACAGCAGAGGTTCGCAGGTACGGAGGTCGGCAAGCTCGGTTTCCCGACCCTCAAGTACATGGATGCAGACGTTGTGCTGGACGGCGGTATCGGCGGCTTCTGCCCTGCCGGTACGGCTTTCATGTTGAATACGGACTATATCAAGTTCCGTCCACACAGCGCCAGAAACTTCGTGCCGTTGTCCCCCAACAAACGGTATTCGATCAACCAAGACGCGGAAGTCCAGATTCTCGCATGGGCTGGCAACCTGACAACTTCGGGTGCCCAGTTCCAGGGTCGGCTGGACGTTAATCCGTAACCTTCGGCGGGGTGCCGGGAAGCTGGTAGCTGCCGCCAGTCTAAACAAAGGCAGCTTTTTTACTTTCTGGAGGATGCCGAAATGCCTGCAACCAATATGGCCGGACCCCTCGTAGTGATTGCCAACCCGCTACTGGGTAAGTTCGTGATGATGAGTGCGTTCAGTGGGCCGAAAGGCTCGCCGTTCGATGCCAAGCGTTTCAACCCAACCACGTTGCTGAAAGAGAATGACCCGACCAACTATTCCACTGGTGCGCTGAACACCGGAATTGGTATCGGTGCCAATCACGTTCTGAACGTGTCCATCGGTACTGCCCCGGCTACCCCGGTGCAGGCTATCAAGAATCAGGGCTTTACGGATGATGTTATCCCCGGCCTGAACTACAACACTCAGGCCGGTGGCGCGGCTCTGGTTACTGCTCCCGATGCGAGGCTAACCCTCATCGGTGGTGGCCGTAGCAACATTCTACCGGCTCCCGGCAATACCGGCTTCGGCGTGTCAACGCCTGTGCCGTGGAGCGCCGTGCCGTTGGTAGGGTGGGGCGCGGGTGGTACGCGCGATGCTGGCGCTGGCCCTGCTTTTACTGGCTTCCCGGTGAAGATGGTAACGGCTGCTGGTGCTGTGGCAATCGGCGCTGCAATCGAAGCCGGTTGGGTCAACCGTTCCGACTTTGCAATGGTCGCTACGGAATCGGCCTTTGGTTCCGGTACTGCTGCTTCCACGGCTCCGACTATCGTGGAGTTTGAAGCCCCGGAAGAAGAACCGGAGGAAGAAGAAGAACCGTAATAGAGAGCGCCAAAGGCTCCCCGGCCTTTGG